GATGGCGTAGGTGATGGTGCCGGAGCAGTTTGAAATGTTGTAGGTGCAACGGTCTCAGGTTCTGCTGTGATAACGTCAGTGACTGAGGTGGTTCTCGTGTCTAATGTTGTATCACTTCTAATTGTTCTCGCTACTGGAACATTCACTCCACTTATACTTGCTTCTCTAGATTCAAAAACTCTTATATTTGTCCCAGATTTGGTTGATGTTCCTGCGAATTTGACACCATTTTTAAAATATACGTTGCCATAATATTCTTTTCCACCAACGTAACCATTTACATTCAGACCAACTAGATCGAATACTTGAACAATATCTTTCGCAATTGGTTCAACTGGTTGCGGATCACGAATCACGTTAAACACGGGGGTAAAAGATGCGTTCAATCCAGTGTTTGTTTTCATTCTAATTGAAGGTAATTCAGTAAAATTTCCAGCTCGTAGAACTTTAACGCTTGATATTTTTCCAAATGGCTCACAAACATATGATAATTGAGTTCCATTCGCAGGTTCGATGACGATTTCATCTTTACCGCAATCATAATTTATTCCGGGATTATTTACTCTTACTTCTGATAACTCTAAGATTGCAGGGTATTGTGGTGATGCTGCTTTTGGTGGTAAGTATCCCGTCCCTGTTTCATTAATTATTATTCTTATAACCACACCGTCTTTTATCTCAGTATTTAAAACAGCACCATTACCATTACGACATGGATCAACCACTGTAACAAACGGTGGTGTTTCATATCCAAATCCTCCATTTACTAAATCAGCGGCCAATAAATTTCCTTGACGATCTACGACTGGATTTGCCTCTGCTCCGATACCACCACCACCAAAAAATTCAAGTGTGGGTGGAGGACAAGGTTGTGGCCCTACTTTACATGGATCAGTTCTAAGGAGGTTTTTTGATGTCAATTGATTGACTTCATCAATCGAAAGATATTCTACCTTATTATCACCATTTAAAAAGATAAAAGTTGTTCCCGGATTGAGTTTCTCATAAGCATTTGCTTGAGCAATCGACTTTCCTTTGACATACCCATCATCTTCACTGATGTAGCCAACTTTTATATTATCGTTTGAAATAGGTGCGATTGACATTATAATGCAGGTGATATATTTGGTATTTTAAATTTCTTCTTTGGTGTTATTGTAAAAGCACCTTTTGGTAGGTTACTTGGTATACCAGTTGACTCTATTCCCTCTTGAATACGATCATTAAGTAGTTTATCTGCTTTAACTTTATCAATTATATTTGTATTATTTACTTTTTCATTTTTTGAGTCATCTTTTGATTTTGCACCCGCTGAAGCGGTGTGTGTATCTATTGAAGGACACTCATCAGGAGGATCACACTCAAGAAAGGCCGCTGCTGTTGACATAAAAGTAGATGCGAGGGCGAGGTCAAAATCTAATCCACCTAATGCACCAAATCCACCTATATCAATCCCTGACAATGGCAGTCTCCCACCCAAAACATCTGTTAATATTTGTGGTGCTGCACCACCCAAGTTTCCTAATTCATTAGTTAAAGATGCTATGTCACCATTTGTTATAGCACCAAGTGAAGCACCAACAGCACCCATTAATTTTGAATCTATTCCTAATGGCCCTGCTATCCCTCGAAATGCCCCGACAATATCACCATTATCAATTGACTGAATCGCAGATGATAATCCACCAATCGCTGCGTTACTTCCAGAAAAATCAACAAGAGATGTCAATGCTGCTGCGTAGTTTCCCGCTTTCAATGCAGATGTAATCGCACCAGATTGACTTGCATTTATACCGATTCCGGCACCAAGTGCAGCTGCCAAACCTCCAAAAAGATTTCCGTTTTCTAAGTTAGCAAGCACGTTTTCTTGCGATAATACACCTGCTAATCGACCTTGAGTTGGTGTTCCTGATCCGGGTGCAAGTGTGATAATTGCTTCTTGATATCCTTGAGTAATATCACCCATCACATTTGAGAATACATCTGCAATGAGATCCTCAGTCTCACATGGATTTGAAGGTGTATAAAAACCCTCTGGTGGAATTGGTGGTATCAAATTTGAATTATTTCCTTGAGGTCTTGTCTGATTTGGATTTTGAGGAGTTTGATTTTGTTTTTTTGCAAGAGAATTTTTAATTCCAGCAGCGATCAATCTTGCCAAATCACCTTTAATTTTATTAAAGACACAACCAAGTTTACCTTGTGCTGCAACATTTGCTTCAAGATTATCTAATCTGTCAGTGATATTTGCAAGTTTATCAATGCTTCTTGTTGTATCATTTAATTTTTGACTTAAAAAATTCTGCGTATTATTAAGGTTTGGTAATAAAGATTTTGCTTGTAACTTAGATGTTTTATCAATCAGTTTATCTACTCTAGAATTTATATCTTCAGTGTTTATAGTGGGTGTGTTGATTGAAAGTTTTCCAGCCGCTGCAGGCCCGTAACTATTCAGTTGCTCCATCAACCCTTGGTAATCTTTTTGAAAATTACTCATATGTGTAGCAAATGATGTCAGAGGATTACCATGCTTTGGACACTCAATTGGTCTCTCTTTTGCGTTTATCTTCTCTTCATTCTTTGTTGCTGCATTATTTTTGTTAACACAATCAGTTGATTCAGATGCACATGATGATCTTGGTTCTGTAATTATTAATTCAGCATCTGAAGCTTTTGTTGTGCCATCATCTTTGTGAAAACTTTTTGGCATGAAGGTATTTGGAACACCTTCTGCAGATCCAATACCCGGTATGATTGTCTTCGCATTATTTCCAAGCACTCCCATGATGACAGGAACTTGCTCGTCAGTTCCATCTAAAAAGAAACCAAAGACAAACATTCCCTCCTTGATTCCGGGAGTTTGAAATGATCCTCCTTGACCACCACCCCATACGGAGTACATGACTTGGCACCAAGGTAATTGATCAGAGGGTATGATCGCTTCACCAGCATCATGGATTCCCATGATTCTTACTTTATATCTGTATCCCCAACCCGGCACATCCTCTGGGTTGTCATAAGAAGAATCAGATTGATTTTCACGCCACGTTGTGGAGTCAGCAACTTGGCCTAACCACCAATGAAACTGACTACCAACAAATCCGGGATTATATAAATTAGTTCGTTCCATTAATCATCGTAAACTAAACACTCTGGTTCGTCAGGGTGCATGTCACAGAATAATTCTAAACAGTTTGGATCATG